ATCCACTGAAAGAACAGGAGTTAGAAGCCAAGAGTAAAAGACGTATGGGCCTTGGTGTTACTGGGGTAGCAAATGCTATCGAAGCACTAGGGTTTGAGTATGGCAGTGAACGATTCCTGCAGACCCTCGAAGAAATCATGGGGGTGATTAGGAATGTGGCATACCGTACATCTGTTGAGTTGGCTGTGGAGAAAGGTCCATTTCCTCTCTTTACTCAGGCTTATCTGGGGAGTGACTTTGCTAAGTCTCTTCCTGATGATATCCGTAATCTCATTAGTGAGTGTGGTATCCGTAACAGTCATCTTCTTTCGGTTGCTCCAACAGGAACTATCAGCTTGTCAGCCGACAACGTATCCTCTGGAATCGAGCCTGTCTTCTCCCATTACTACGACAGAACTATCCAAACCTTCGATGGACCCAAGGTTGAACGAGTAGAAGACTACGGTTACCGTGTGTTTGGGGTGAAGGGTAAGACTGCAGACGAACTGTCTGTGTTTGATCACGTCAAAGTGTTGAACGTTGCTTCTCGTTTTGTTGACTCAGCTTGCTCCAAGACCTGTAACACAGGTGAGGAAGTAACTTGGGAAGAGTTCAAGCAGGTGTACATGGATGCCTATGACGGTGGTGCCTCTGGCTGCACAACATTCAGAGCAGCAGGTAAACGTTATGGTATCTTGAATGCTTCTACCTCTGAGGATGTAGTCGAAGAGTCAGAAGTAGAAGAGACACAGGACTACGTGGATGAAGGTGGTGCTTGCTACTTTGATCCAGCAACTGGTCTACGTCAGTGTGAATAGACAACGTAGAAAGAAACTGGGCACTGTCCCTTCACCCTGCATAAAGGTCTGTCGTATTGAAGATGGTCTTTGTGTGGGGTGTAAAAGAACACTTGACGAAATAAGAGATTGGATGATAATGTCTGATTACGAGCAGAACATGCTAGTCTATGAACTAAAGTGGAGACAACTAAATGGCTAAGGTACAGCTAGTCGGTTCCTCTGTTGGAACAGTACAGTCCTTGAAGAAGAAAACTTCTCAGTCTAAAAAAGTACCCTCTATGAAACTAGGTTCAATGAATAAGCATAAACGTAGGGCAACAAAACCATATAGGGGTCAAGGCAAATGAAACGTACAAACAGACCATTCAGTAAATCATGGTATGATGTATACGACGAGAAAGCTAAACAAGCTTTAGTCAAACATCTTGAAGAGAATGGTCACACAATAGTCTCAACTAAAGAAGACTATAACGTTGATGTTGTTTCGCAGAAGAATGGCTATACATACTTCAACGAAGCCGAAGTTAAAGTAGCATGGGATGGGGACTGGCCTACACATTGGTCAGATATTAGAATCCCTTCTCGTAAACGTAGACTCGTAGAGAAGTACAAAGAACAGAATGGTGTTCTAAACTTTTATATCTTTGATAAGGATCTGAACAAAGCTTGGAGAATCAAAGATACTCTGATGACAGACGATAGGATCAAAGAGGCCAAGGGTAGGAATATTTGGAAGGGTGAAACATTCTTTCATGTTCCTTACACAGAGGCAGAATTGGTTACCCTATGACAATCACAGCTTGTTCGTTATGTGGGAACTTCCTAGATGATTCGGGTGAGTGTGGTGAGTGTTCTAACTTTGATAATTCAGCCATGATTCACCAGATTGGTGGTGACCACTATAGAAGTAAGAAGGTTCAGCCTATTGAGTACATCATGGCTAACGACATGCCATTTGCTGATGGTAATGTAGTCAAGTATGTTAGTAGGCATCGACAAAAGAATGGTGCAGAAGACATAAAGAAAGGGATACAATACCTTTTATTTATTTTAGAGAATGAATATGGCCAGAAGTACGAGTTCTAAAAAGAAAAAAACCCTTGAGCAAGAAGCCCAAGAGTTTATTCAATCCGACATTCCTAGTGGAGACATACCAGCTAGGGATTACTTCGCAGGTGCAGCCTTGTCAGGGTTACTTGCCTCTGGGAAGTACATGCGATCAGACGAGATCGTCAGCCAAGCATACTGTTATTCTTGCCTCATGCTTGAGCATAAAAAGACTAAAGATAAATCGTCTTAAACTAAACCCCCAGTTAATCTCTGGGGGTTTTCTTTATTGTAGTCCTAGTCTTTCAGTCATATCCTTGCCCGATTCTTTTGTATCTTTAATCATGGCTAAAGCTAACTGTAGTTGAGGAACAGTCAGATCCCATAGGTCTTTCTCTCGTACTTCAAAAGCCCTCAGTACTTTACGTACATCTTCTTTCTTTGCACCTGAGTTACCTATATCAAAGACCAGTCCTGCCTTTGTATCTCTGCTTGAATAAGATTCCTGCAGTGCTTCTTTTGTGTCTTGCTTTGCAAGGGTTAGCATAGATTTTAGGGCTGCTGTCTTTTGTTTAAGAGACATCTTATCCCACTTACCGTTATCAACAAGAACAGAGGAGTAAAACTCTAGAGTTGGGTATACCTGCTCATTGAAAATGTTTGCAGCTTCTGGTGACTTGGATCTAATCTCTGTCATCCAATCAGGTCTACCTACATCAGCAAATAGTTTCTGTGTTGTAGAGGAAGGGAGAACTTCTCTGTAGCCAAACACCCTGCCAATACCTTGTACAGGTTTCCTGTCTGTTATTGCTGATTCTTTCTCTGGTGCAATGTCCTCACCAGATAGTAGGCTATAGATTTGATCTACGTACCTGACAGAGTTGTTAATGTACTGGTAGCCTTGCTTACGATCAACAGCTACGTAGTCCTCACCTCTCTGCATTGCAGCAATCTGATTGACTGGATCAAGTCTACGTGTGAATCCTGATACGTACATAGAAGCAGAAGCTTTTAATGCATCTACGGCTTGGTCCTGTGCTTCCCCAAACTCACCTTGTGTTAGCATGTACATAGCTTCCATTGCTGTTGTACCTGCATCTCCAAGTTGTCTAGTCAAACCTTCAGTACCAAAGTTTCTACCAAACTCTGCTAGTAGTTCTTGTGGTACTTGTTCATCTCTTGCAATGTGAGCACCCATACGTCCTGCTAGTTTGTACAAGCTGTAAGGGAAGTCGTACTGTCTGTTTACTACAGCACCATACTCATCTCTCTCAGCATACCAAGGCAGTCCCTCTTCTAGGTTATCAACTTCACGAGCAGTAACCATACCTAGTGTACTCCAACCGACAGCAGCTTTAGTCACCAAGTCCATAGTGTTTCTATCTGTTGGATTACCTGCAGTCTTACGTGCAGCTTTGTGCAACAGGCTTACACCTGAGTGGTCAAACATAAATGCTACAGTGTTGTTAAAGAACTGACCGAAGGGAACCATAGCACCAATGACAGGATAGTTACGAGCCTGTTCAATGATGTTGGCTACACTGCCCATCACAGTCTTTGTGTCACCGTATGATTTAGCAAACACATTACGGAGTGAATCCTGAACGGCATAGGTTTCAATCTCCATGAACTCTTTGTATCTGTCAGTACCCTTCTCAGCCAAGTAAGTAGCTGAGTCATCACTACGGATAAACTCTGCATAGCTCTTGCCATACTTGATACGGATCTGCTTATCAATCGAGTACATGAACTCCTGAGTCTTGGAGAAGAAGTCCTGTGCTTTAACACCGTAAGCAACCTCAAACGAGTTGATTACTTTCTGCATCCCAGTCCTACTTAGTTTCTGACCAGGTTCTAGATCTAGTTCCTTTAGAACATCGTCTACCTCAACACCACCTGTGATGTATCTAAACATCTCACGTTGTGCTTCAGGTCTGAATGTGAAGTAATCCATTGCAGCTTCGTAGGTAGTATACGGATCAATGAGGTTAGTTAGTTTCTGCTTCTGCAAAGATACCATCTGCCTTGACAGGTTAGAGTACTTCTTTGCATTCATGGATTTACCGATCAACATGTTAAACGTGGCAGCACCACCGTACAATGCAGCACGTACCATGTCAGATGCCGACTGGGACATGCTTGCCTGTTTCCAACCTACAAGGTTAAGTGCTGTCGTACCTGGGTGAGTAACCAAGGCTCTAATCAAGTTGTCCTGCAGTGTCTTAGCACCACCTGCTAGGAAGTTCTTCTTAGCTTCGTCAGTAATAGGATCAACGACAGCTTCAATAGCTGAACTTGCATTGACCTGACCGGGTTCAACACCTGCTTGCTTTGCCATTTTATTAACAAGACGACTTGCCTGTGCAGCAATCTGGTTCTGTTGTCCTGCCCTGTTGTACTGAGCTAGGCTAAAGGCAAGGTAGTCATCAAGGTTAAGACCCTCCATCGGAGTACCTTCAATGATCTCTTGTAGAACATCGTTGATCTCGTCTTTGACAGTAGGGTCAACAGTTTCAATGATATCGTTTAAGTTCTCTGTGAAAGTTTTATCTTTGGGTCTTGTAGCTAGTGCTTCAACAGGAACACCTGAGTCAGTAAGCAACTGGATCAAACCTCTAGGTGCACCTATATTTTCATCACCAACAAGGAATGCTCTTTCCAAAGACATGTTAGCTTCAATGCCCTCAACCTTACCTACGTAGTACCCTGCCTTGATCATCTCTTCCTTCTGTCCTCTCAGAAGTTCACGAGTTTGTTCAAGACCTTTCAGGAACTCTTGAGTATCAAAGTCTTTACGTGCAGTTTCCCTAGCCATCTTAGCTGATAGCTCTCTTGAAGCTGACAATGTTTCCATTGATCTTTCTAATTCAAGAGAAGTCATAGGTAGTTTAGATGCACCCTTAGCCAAAGAGAATCCGTAGGCAAAGCCCCCACCGACAACACCAGACAATGAGGCAAGCCCTAGTTGTGCATAGCTGATACCGTCTTTGTAGTTGGCTACAACTTCGGCTTCCTGCTGTACTCTGTCAACAAGACCTGCTGCTGTACTATCTGCTGCTGCTGTACCTAAGATCTCCCTCTTAGTTGCAACCTTAGCCGCATCCTTAAATGCTTGGTCTTCCATTGCCCTAGCATAAGCACGTCTAGCTGCTTCTTTACGAGCAGTTAACTTAGCAGATTCGGATGCACCCTTCCCTAGAGACTTTACTGCAGCTTCACCTGCCTCTTTAGCTTGGAACTTTAGTAGCTCTACTGCACCCTTTGAAGCACCTTTGGCAAACAACTTACCAACACCAAGGCTAACTAGGTTTACTGGGTCAACAATCAAAGCTCTACCGTAGTCATATACAGCATCAGCTTTTTCACCCAGTGTCCTGTCTGAACCAAAGGCATTCCCAAGAGAATCAAAAAGCTTGTAAGCATTGGTAGCTTTGGTACGTCTTGAAGCTTTCTCTTCGTCTGTGTCACCACTGTATAGGTGGGCAAGTTCTTGACCAACAATAACAGACTGACCTACTTTGAACCCCCTCATCTGATTGATGTAAGAGTCAACAATCTCTTGTCTGTCATACTTGTCTTCATCCATACCGAAACGGTCAGACATGTAGTCAGCTACGACACGAAAGTTTTCTTCATCTAAAAGAGATGAAAGAGAACCATCATCTCTAGCAGGTCTTAAGGACTGTTGCTCTTGACCTCTTAGAATTACTGCCATGTTATTACCTATCTTTTATTAAGTGTGTCACGTAGCTCATACAGAGATTCAAGAAGGGTCTGTCTTGATCCAGACTTAGGTAGATTCTTGGTGCTGTTAATCAATTGAGTTACGTCAGCAGCTTTAATTGTACCAGAGGATACCTTCTTATCAAAGTCCTTAAAGACTTTAGATCCAGAACCGTGCAGTCTCTTCACTGTGCCCATTAACTTTGGATTAGTGAAACGTGCAGGTTCACCGACCCTTGGTTCACCGTTACGGCTTGGAGGTGACATCAAACCTGCAGGTCTGTCAGGCATACCTACTGCAGAGTCCAAAGCTATTTCTGCATTAGGGTCTGCACGAGTATCACCTAGTGGTGCTCTCGTTCTAGTCTGTGCATCAGGCTCTTCATTACGAGGTGGACGTACATCATCAGCAGGACTACGTAGCCCTAAGTCACGGAAACCTACTGTACCGATAGCACGAGGATCATACTCAGGATCTTCAGTGTTATAGAAGTTGTAGATGTCATCTAGTTTTTCCACTAGGGTCTTACCAGAGATAGGCCCACGGTATAGTTCCTGTGTTGACGTATTAATCTCTTGATTCAATTCTAGTGTTTTCTTAAGAGCTTCAACTTCTTTACTAGATGGTACACCACCTTTTTGGTCAAGCTGTTGTACAACCCTTGTTACTTCCTTATCAACTTTAGCTTCTTCTACTACGTCATCAGCTAGTCTATCAATCACGATAGTGGGAAGGGGTTGAGGGAAGCTTCGTCTGTCCTGTAAGAACTGACGTGCATCATCACGAATACGTTCTTCCATCTCAGCATTCTCTTTGGTCTTCTTGTGGTTCTCATACCAAGCAAGGATTTCTTCCTGTGTGTAAGACTCTGCTACAGGTGAAGCACCAACAGTCCCACGAGCATCTTGAGCTACACCCTGATACTCCTTTACTTTAGCTGTTAGCTTTCTCCAAGCATCCATAGCTTGAGAGCCTAGCTTCTCAATATGATCTGGTGCTCTTTGTAAGGCTGCATCGTAGTCAGGACCACTACCACTAAAGGCTGCATCAACTTCTTTTCTTACACGATCAAGTTGCTCTTGAGTGAAGCCATCGTCTAGATAACTAGAGTCTGGATAAGACTTGTTTTGTCTATCGTAAACCAACATATCAAAGAGAACATTATCGTCTGTTACATTTCTTCCGTTCTTAGTAGGCCAACTATTGTATTTCCATTCAGAACGTTTAGGTATCTCAGGGTTTTGAGTTCTTGAGGTAGGTTCTAGGACAGCTTCTGCTACTGCCTCTGGAGTTACATTCTTAGGATCTTCATTAACTGCCAATCTAAGTTTTTTCAAACGGTCCATAGTTGAGAACAGTCTGGTAGTAGCAGGTTCAAACCCTGTACCTAAGTCAGCATCCAGATCCCGACCCTCTGTGTTAGGATCGTCTACGTACTGGTTCACGGCATCAGGTTCGTCTTTTACTTTAGAGTAGTCGGCTACACCCATGTCATCTAGTATTTTATTAATTCCGTCAACTAGCCCTTTATCAAACTGCACACCTTTTCTCGTACCATCTTCTGCTTCAATAGAAACACGATAGAAATGATCAGCTAGTCTGTCGTTACCTGTAACTTGGGCAATGGCTCCAAGAGCCGTGTTAGCTTTTTCTCTGATCTCAAGAACAGTGTTCCCTGCTATTGTATCTAGAGCATTATCTATTCCTGCTATCGTAGAGCTTACCCCTTCAACAACATTTGATGTTGCTTCACGTTTAGCTTTAACACGATCCTCTACAGAAAGAGTAGGGTCAGTACTAAATCCACCTGAAGCAGCAGAGATTCCTGCAAGAGAAGAAGTGTCTGTGATATCAGCAGTTAGATTTGCTGTACCCTCACCTTTAATAAATGCAGGACCAAGTAGACCTTTGTCATTAGCTGCTTGAGCTTCTTCCATACTGTCAAAGACAGGTACACCATCATTGTTTAGGGTAATCTCAGACTCCAGAGATTTAGGTATACTAACTCCGGGTGCAGCTTTAAGTGTTGTATCACCAGTTCCTGTACCAGTTCCTGTACCAGTTCCTGTACCAGTTCCTACTGGAGAAACACCAACAGATTCTCCCTCTTCTCTTGGGGACAGTAGGGCAGAAGTACTAGAACTAAAGATACCACGTTCAGGGTCAAATAACTCAGAGCCATACGGCTCATTGAAGTATCTTTGAGCAATAGAAGGGTTCAGCTTAATAAGAGCATTAAGCCTGTTAGTTGTACCTTGCTTCTTTAACAACAGTAGGTCATCAAACCTAGTTGTATTTCCAGAATCCTGTGCCGCCTGAAGCTGTGTTTCAAGGTAGTCATCATACTCTTCAATCATGTCTGTTCTTTGGGTAAGAAGCATTCTGTTATCGTACTTCTCTTCACCAAGGACAGAGTAATCAGGTTTAATTGCACCAGTTCCTGACCGTAGTTGACCAAACCGATCCATACCTGCAATGACCTCACCACCAGTTACACCCGGTAAGATCTCTGCCATTGCAACATTTCTGTTGATCTCGTCAGTATCTACACCAGAGAACAGGCGTTGTAAGAAAGTCTTTTCTTTTTCTTGAGGAGACTTTGGTAATTCAACATCACTGTACTGGACAAAGGCTTGATCTACCAAGTCCTCTATTGAATCAGTAATGTCAGGGTTCTCTTCGTTGATCTTAAAGAAAGTGTTTAGATCTGCACCGTCAAGCTTACCAGGGTTCTGGGCAACAATACCTGCTAGGTAGCTAACAGCCTTGGGGTTGTTCTTCATATACCTCTTAAGCCTACGTTCATCAACACCCATGTCTCTCAACGTGGAGTACTCATTCATCAGCTTTTGTTGTGCTTGCTTAACCTTAGCTTGACCTTCAAGAGCTTTAGTAAAAAGATAGTCTTTCTTGTTCTTTTCTTCTTCCCTGATGTACTCAGCATTCTTTATTATCTGCTCACCGACTTTACCTGCAGCACCTAGTGCAATTCTTTTAAGACTTATAGCCATGTTTTACATCCTCGCCATCAAGCCTTGTGGCTTTTCTTCTTGTGCCATTTGTTCTTCTGGCATCTCTTCAGACATCTCTTCGGGTGCCTCTTCAGATTCCATAGTTGTAGCCACATCTTCTAGGAAGTCTATCCCTTGATCACGTTCTTCTTCTGGTGTTTGATTGATTGCTTTACGAACAAGAAGTGCTGCACGTTCTTCGGGATCTGGTTCATCCTGTTCAAACATAACTTTGTATTCAATCTTAGCCTGATCTGCTAGACGAATAATGTATTCTCTGACAACAGGCTCAATGATCAGACTGGTATCAATGGTGTGGATACCGTTACCTACAGCACCAGTCAGCATAGCCTCTGATAAAGTCTTAACAGGTACACCAAACTCAAGAGCAAAGAAAACGTTATCGATTACGTCTTCGTCTTGGATACGTTCAATGTGATACTTCACAGCTTCGTTGTGATCAGTTATTTCTGGTGGCCTTTCCCAAGCATAGTTCTTAGGTTCGTCCGTTAGTGATTGCCCTGGGATTGGGGCCATGAAGTTCTGTGACATTATTAAGACCCTCTAATTTCGTTAATGATAAGGTTTAGTTCACCCTCACTTAGGTTTTTAAAACCTTCCCATTCATTTTTTAGCTCTTCTCTAGCCTCTGCCATACTGAACTTTGGTCTAACTCTTCTCTCAGCAAGGTGCATAGCAATAGTGTCTTGGGTATCTTGAGTGAATTTAGTGTCACTGTTGATCCCTAATTTCTTAAGGATACCTCTGTCTCTTAGGTCTCGTAGTGTTTTCCCTACCATTTGATACTTACCAATAGCAGTTGTATCTTCATTGTGTGTAGTTCTATTGTGCGTATGGAAATCACCACCAGACTCAACAAGATCAAAGATCTCGTCCATAGTCATCTGTGTAATCTTTGTACCTTTGAAGGGACTATCTACCTTATGGGCTTCACCAAACATGGTGTCATAACTGTCTGCTTCTACAGCATTCAAAGCTGATCTAAAGGCTGATCCAGGTTGCATGTAATCTGGTAGACCTGAGTAGTCGTATACACCTGATCCTTCTGCAGCAGGAATGTCTGATGGGCGGTCATAACCTGCACCAAGAGAACCTATCAGTGTGTCAACCTGTGCTTGTGTAGCATCCTCTGTAGAGTCTATGTCCTGTCCTTGAAAGTAATCAAGGGAAGGAGCACCTTCCATTTCAGGTAGATCAATAGGGTCTAGTCCTGATCTAATTGAAGCCAACCAAGTCGCCATATCTAATTCAGCTTTTCTTGGATCGTCATCTGGCAGGAGTTGTTCTGTCAACTGCTGTGATCTTTGACCTGCACGTTTAACATTCCCGATAGCTTTACGAGAACCTTCTTCCGTTTCAGCAGCAGCCCTAGACCCAAGACCAATAATCTCTTGTGTACTAGCTGCTGATTTATCTGCTGCATTTCCTAAGATAAGTTCTGCTAGGCTGTTCAACCTTCTCATCTTACGTTTTTCAATTAATGCGTCACGTTCATTCATTTTATATTAGTCCTACTGCTTTCATAAATACGGAGGCTAACAGGGTAGAGGCACCAGATTCTGCTTCAATGTCAGCTTGTAGCTTTGCTGAATCAATTGAAGCATCTGCGGCAAGTTTCTGCAGAAGAACAGAGTTGTTTCTAGTCAAAGTGTTTTCCGAAGATTGGAAAGCCATAGACAACAAATCTCGTTCTCGCATCCAGATTTCATCTAGTGCAGCCTGAGTGATATTGTTTACGTTCTTAGCATACTCCATGTTAGACTGGTTAGCTGCAGCAGTGTTAATGGTATCTACATTCTGTCTCCACTGAGCATTAGCTTGTGCAACAACGAGATAGTTTTGAGCATTAAACATCTCTCTTTGGTTCTGCAATGCAGCATTAAACTCTAGTAGTCCATTAACCTCGTCAGCATTAAACTGCTTCATAGCATTCATCTGTGCTGCATTGAACTGGTTGACTGAAGCTGAAAGGTTGGAGAAGAACTGGTTAGTCTGGTTCTCTGATGTAGCATTGAACTGAGCAGCAGCATTAGCAGCAGCCTGATCAGACAAGATACTGTTTATCAAAGACTGTTGTTTAAACATAGCTGTCTGCTGTTCATTGGCTAGGTTAGCCATGTCTACTTGCAAGAAGTTCTGAGCATTCTGAACTGCAGCTTGTTGTCTATTGCTTAGGTTCTGAGTATCTAGTTGAGATAGAGCAGCAGCTTCTGCCATCACCAAGGCTTGTTCATTACTTAGGTTCTGTAAGGCCATTGTGTTTGCAGCCTTAGAGTTCTCAAGAGCAATCTGCTGTTCAGCAGTGAAGTTCATGTTAGCAATCTCAGATACCTTAGCAGCATTCATAACCTTAGCTTGGAATGCTTGATCAAACTCCATACCTAAGAACTTAGATCTTTGTTCTGCTTTGAATAGAGCCATTTGCTGTTTGTTGCTGGCATCAATCTGAGCAATAGGTAGAGCAGCTTCCATAGCAGCCTGAATGACTGCTTGTCCTGCCATACTTGAAGCACCTAGACCTCTGGCGGCAAGCATCTGTGAAGCAGCCCTCATCGATCCTGCAGCCCAAGCAGGTGTGTCACCACCCTCAAACTGAGACATCAAGTTAGCTAGTTCACCTTGGACAGATGCAGCCTGTACCTCACCAGTACCGAATGCTTCTCCTACTTTTGCTTGGTCTACACCAGTACCTTGGATAAGCTCACCATCTGGTCCTGTCTGCAGTGTACGAGTAGGCTGTCCTGTAACATCTATAGAAGAACTTGTAGCAGCATCAAGACCAGAGACAGAACTCGTCTTCTGCTCTTCTGCTGTAATAGTTTGTGTAGGGCCACCTGTCATGGTGGCAGGTGTCATACCTTCTGTAGCTTTCTGTACGTCAGTATAACCTTGGTTAGCTGTGTAAGTTGCAGCACCCTGTCCAGTAGGAACATCAGCAGTAGTAGCAGATTCAATCTGTGCCACCTGATCCTCTTGCACCATAGGTGCTGTACCAAGAGCTTGGCCTGTACTGGAATCCATAACAGTTCCAGCAGAATTAGGATCAAGGTAAGCTACAGGAGAGGCGGCTACAGCACCTCCGGGTGCAGCAAAAGCTTGAGCATTTAAGTCAGCTTGGTACTGTGCCAGATCTTCGGCTGATACAGTTGTTTCCCCTAGAGGTTGATCTCCACCTACATTAGCAGTCAGAGGGTCTGGTTGATTAGCCTCTGCCTCTGCAGCAGCTTGGTCTGCTTTTATTTGCTCTAGTGTAGCAGGATTAGAAATATAAGTCTGGTATGCCGACTGATAGGCTGCTTCGTCATAACCAGGTAGGTTCATATTGATACCCTGGTCTTGCAAGTACGTAGCATAATCAGGAAGACCCATACCACTCAAGCCCATATCATTAGCAGCTTTAGCATTCATAGCTGAATCATATGACTGTGAATAAGTGTCGTCAGGGTATTTGATCTTGTAAGTACCGTCAGCAGCTTGGACAACAGTACCACCAGGTTGATAGTTTAGGGCTGGGTTTACACCACCTTCTTGGAATGATCTAATCACACCACCTTGTGCAGCACCAGTAGCTTGCTGTTGAGCACCAAAACCTTTCACCTCATAGTATCCCTGTGGGATCGGTGTTGTCGGTCTCATGATACCATCTGGTCCTTTAATGAACTGAATATACTGAACCATACCAAATCTATTACGGTACATTCTATTCTCAAAGGCAGGAGCCTCACCAGCAGCTTGTTGTTCTGCTAGTGTCTGTGGTTGGATTAACTTAGCAGATTCAACAGCTCGATCTTCAAACTGTTTCTGCTGTAATCCTAGTCCTGCTTCGTAAGTAGGAATATCTACTTCAGTAAGGCCAGTCTGACCTTCACCATAGACAGGGGTAATGTTTCCAATGTTAGGGGTACTTACAAAGTTTGGTCCAGTATAGGTTCCATCTCCTGTAGCCCCACCTGTGACATTACCAGTACCCGTACCTACACCACCAGTATTAATAGTACCAGTTATACCAGATCCCCCACCTACACCAGTTCTAGTTTCTTCAGCTTTCTTCTTAATGAGATCCCACTCAAGCATGTCTAGCTGCATTTCAGAAGGGGTCATTCCAGTTTCTTTGGACTTATTCATCCAGTAACTGTCAGGAGCTTTTTCTGCAAGCATACTGTCAAAATTATCTCTTACTTGTTGTATGCGTGTAGCACCTGTCATACCTAAAGAACTTTGATCACCACCAAGGAATCCTGCAGTGCTTCCGATTCTTCCAGCAGTTTGACTAGAATCTATACCTCTATTTGCTAATTCTTGCTCAAGGTAAAAAGCATTGGCAGCATTACTATTTACAACAGAGACTTCGTTAGGGTCTAAGCCAGCATCAATAATGTCCTGCTCAGTAGGTTGTTGTGCATTACGTTCTACAAGGATCTGAGCACCAACGTCTGCAGCTTGATTGTTACCGTAAAATTCTGTGTTAGATCCTGGTTTATAACCTGCTTCTCTTAAGATGGCATCTTTTTTAGTAAAAGCCATACTATCGTTTGGGTCTAATCCAAGTTCAATATAAACTTTATTTAACTCTGCAGTTGAAACACCAGTGTTCTGAGCCAGGTATGTTAAGTCTGCAGCTTTTTGTAGTACATTTGAATCAATAGAAGAAAGGTCTACAGTAGCATCATCAGTACCTACTGGCATAAGCTGCTGTGACCCATCACTATCTGTAAAAGAGATTGTACCATCAGAGTTTACAGTGTGCCTGTCACTACTACTAATTGCTTCCTTGGCTTCAGGAGGCAGATCTTCAAACTGTTGGGCACCATAGGTAAGAACACCCTCTGTTTTTAAATACTTTGTTCCACTCATCTTTAATACCTTATAATGCTAAAGTCTGCCTAAGCTTTGTTGTGTCTGCTTTAGTAAACTCTTGGTAATTACCTTTTAAATTATCTGGGAAATCAATAAAATCTATAGTTGCACCAGTCTTATCTGAAACATCTAGGGCTACATCGTAGAAGCTAAGAGCTTTCCCTGTCCCGACATTCCAAACACCTGATTCATCAATATCAAAGAACCTCTGGTGACAATCTACAACTTGGTCTACGTGGATAAAATCTCTGAAGTATTTAGGAGATCCTTTAAAGATCTTTATCTTACCAGTCGTCTTAGCTTGTTCCATAAACTTGGTGAAGGGACTTGCTTGATTTCCTTTGTGTTCTTCTTGTGGTCCGTAGACGTTAAAATATCTAAATATGTGTGTAGTAATAGGAGCATTTCTCAACTCTACATATCTCTCAAACATTGCTTTACTACGAGCATAGTGGTTCTGAGGATCAAGAGGAGAAGTCTCTTTAAAGTCTGACTTCAATCCGTACACAGAGGCACTAGAAGCAAATTGAAACTTAACATCGTTGTTAATACATTCTTCGTATAACTTAATAGTGAACTCTAGGTTCTGCCTATATATCTTTGAGATGTTTGTTTCTGTGGTGGAGCTAATGGCTCCTAGGTGTATAACCCAATCTAGATTCTTAATTGAAGGGAATGACATTCCCCATTCGTTTCTAATAATTTCATGTTCATCCTGTAGTTTAGTGATAAGATTTTTGCCGATAAAACCATTGCTACCTGTGACTAAGATTTTCATTCTTGACTGTCTCCCTTTCCGACACGATAATTATCTTCAACGGAATCAGGAGTAGAAACTTCTACAATAGTACCTTCCTCTAAACAAAATATTTGATGAGGAACTAGAGGTGGATTACGCCAGGTGTCTCCTTCATTTAACTCTTCAACGTGTAGTGTTGCATCTTCGGTATCAATCCAGTGTACTTCAAACTTACCAGATAAGACATACCATGTTTCATCTTTCTCTTTGTGGAAGTGCATAGAAAACTTACCACCAAAGTGAAATTGTAAGAACTTACCACAGTACTTGTCGTTGGTTGCCCAGATTAGTTCAGACCCCCAACCTTTCTTAACGAAGCCTTCAAGTCTCATTTACTACCTCATCTAGTGTAGGTGCATATACACCTCTATGTTGTACAGTTATTGCTGCTGCATCCATTGCAAACTTAATAGCAGCATCTATATCATACGATTCCAAGTACTTAAACACAAGTCCTGCAAGGAACGTATCTCCTGCACCACACACATCATGAGTTTCTACACTAGGGGGTAGGTAAGTTCTGTTCTTATACTCGACTTTCTTTGAGCCGTATGTGACGATCAGTTCGTCTGTTAGTGTTTCTGCTGCTTCAAACTCGTACTGGTTTATCTTTACGAAGCAGCCATCAAACTGAGCTAGGTTGGTCTTCTTAGTATCAACAAAGATAGGGCCGTTATACTTAGCTCTAAAATCTTTTATGTCACCTTCTGCTACAAACCCTTTGTTGTAGTCTGAGATAACAACAGCATCATACATACTTACGTCTTCGTCTGCTGTATCTATGTGCTCAGTCTTAATCTTTTCATCTACTCTGATCAGTTGCTGACCAGTCTTATCTTCAATGTACCTATGCTTACGTTCTCTATACTCTGTTATGATGTCTACTCTAGCACCTAGATTAACTAAGTTGTTGTAGACGTTGTAAGCCATGCCTCTCTTGATTACAGAAGATCCAAGATCAAAGACAGGAACAGGAGCTTCTGGGCTTATTCTTGATACAGTGCCTGTGTGATATTCATCATAGCAACTGTCGCCTAGTAATAAAATCTTCGATTGCTTTTGTGGTAGACTGCCCATTGGTTCTCTCGTAGAATACTATTTCTTTACAGTACTCCTCCCCAAGTATTGTCTTCCCTTTCCAATCAGATCCTTTTACCATTACGTCAGGCTGATAAGCTTTTATAATACCTACCAAGTCCTCGTCTGTATCAAATACTCTGACACTATTGACAGGCTTCAACATAGACATTATATGTTTACGTATTGACAAAGGATTAAAAGGTCTCCCAATACCCTTGTTATACTCAATACGCCTGTCTGTGTCAATAGCTACTAACAAATGACCACCTAGCATCCCTGCAAAATCAAGGAGATCTAGGTGCCCAGAGTGCAATACATCAAATGCACCATTAACAAAAACTTTCTTCATGAGGTAAAGATCCTAATATGTCCAGATTTAAACATATTATTACACAAGAACCAAGTCAACAACCTCAACAAGAGTTACCCCCAGATTGGCCTACAGTCTTCCCTAAGTCTATTGTAGGTCTAGATCGTGATGGTGTTATCAACGTAGACAAAGGGCACTACATCACAGATCCTGAAGACTTTGAGGTGTACCCTGAGTCCTTAGCAGCTATCCACAAGTTACGTATGAAAGGTTACAAAGTAGTTATACTTACTAACCAGGGTGGAATCTTCAAAGGGCTGCAGACACAAGAACAAGTAGAGGCTGTACATCAACGTATGTTTGAAATATTTGGTAATGCAGGTATCTACTCTATTGATGGCCTGTTCTACTCTGAGTCATCTCTCAAGGAAGATATTTATGCCAAACCTAATTTAGGTATGTTTCACAGAGCAGAGAAAGAAATCTTTGGTGGAAAGACTAGGTTCAAAGATAAGGGTTTCTATGTAGGCGATAAGATGTCTGACCTTAAAGCTGCTGAGAGAATTGGTGCCACCCCAATCTTAGTAAGAACTGGTCATGGGGTGGACACTGAAGGAGAGCTAAAGAAGTTCTCAAAAGAGAAGTTAAGAAAGAAGACTAAGGTTTTCGATAACCTCCTCCAATTTGTGGATAGGCTACCTTAAGCAGCCTTTTCCTCTACTTCTTCAACTACTGAGTCATTGTAAGGATACTTCACCAACAGACCTTGTTCTGGTAGGTACAAGTAATTTATGTCTGAGTTCTTAATAGTTCTCATTGCATCGTCTAGTGTTTCTACCAGTGGCTCACCTGCTAAGTTAAAGCTGGTGTTGAACAAAATAGGTACACCAGTAATCTTACGGAACTCATCAATCAAAGTGTGATACGTTCCATTCTGCTCTTTAGTCACAGTCTGAATACGGCAAGTACCGTCTACGTGTGTGATAGCAGGGCACTCTCCATGCTTCTCTAACTTGAAGTCCATTGCATACATCATGAATGGTGACTCTTCCATACCGTAGGTATCAAACCATTCCTCAAAGTGTTCCTGCATCATAGAACCTGCAAAGGGTCTAAACCACTCACGTCCTTTGACCTTGTTCACAGTGTCCTTGCCGTCAGGGTCTGTGGGATCGTACAGGATAGAACGGTTACCTAGTGCACGAGGACCAGCCTCAGAACGTCCTTGATACAAAGCTACGATATTCTTGTCAGAGATAAGCTTTGCTACATCAGCAGGTTTTACTTCCTCTGTTTCAATGTCACCAAAGTCGTAGGACTCTTCACGTTCAGGGCCAAGATACAAAGTCTTCAGTGGACGAATAGTTTTGTCTTTAGTTTCTGTGTAGTACACTAGCTGTGCCAGACCGATTGCTGTACCACCATCATGAGAGATAGGATCAACATAAATGTTAAGATCAGGAAAACGTTTCTTGTAGTAGTAGTTAGCTACACAATTTAGACCGTATCCACCTGCAATAACAATATTAGTTTTACCAGTTGTTGATGCAGCTTTTTCAATCAAGTCTCCTACAAGACTTTGTGTTTCGTCTTGTACTGCCCAAGCTAAGTTCTTAGCTGCATCTGTCACCTTATTAGGATCACTGTGCCAAGCACGAGGATCTTCACGTAGTGTTAGGTAGGGGTGACGAGTATGATCAATATAAGCACCAGCAGGATAATTAGGGATAAAAACATTCTTGTTACCTCTGCCATTAAAGAACAAGCTAGGAATCATTTCATCATACTTACCGTATGGTGCAAGACCCATTGTTTTACCTGCTTCAATAAAACCAAAACCTAGGTACTCTGATACAGCTTCATATCCTTTAACGAGTGTAATGGCATTGTCCATCTCAAGGTTCTCACCGACAACTCTCTGGGTGTCGTAGTTACCACCAAAGGATTGAAAGACAGGCTTAATACCTTCTTCATAATCACAGTTAAAGATAGTCTCTGTTTCAAAACCTGAGTTCTTTTGACCTTCTTCATTGATTTGAATTTCTTGTCGTGTTCCTGACCCATCTACAATAACAGCAGCAGCATCTTCAAAACCAGAATTGTAGAAAGCTGCAGCAGCATGTCCAAGGTGATGTATATGAGCCAACTTTAAAACTTGAACGTTAGGATGGAATTTACGAACAAGAGCAGAGTAAGGATCTTCACCAGTCCAAGGTAACGAAGGAAACTCTGGGTGAGTGCCACCTAAAACAATAATATCAATACCATGATGTATTGCTTCAAGGATACCTCTGTAAGGATTACCGTCATACTTAGTACGAGACAGACGTTCTTCTTCAATGTAGAACTTAATCTCACCATCTACCAGTAGAGCAGCAGAACCATTGTGACCTGGGTTAATTGCTAGAATATTCATTTTACTTCACCTTCTTTTCGATGTCTTTTACAATTTCAGCATATATAGAATTAATCTCTTCATCTGTAAACTCAACAGTGTTTTCATTTATTCTATCTGCTAAGTGTGACTCAAGACCTGATATACGAATAGGTGAGTAAACTTTTGGGACATCCCTTTCAATTATGTTAAAGTAATTAGGATAGGTAGTATTTATAGCAAAGGTAGAACCTATAATAACTGATCCAGGTTTATTAAGTGCTCTGGCTATGTGTTGTCCTACAGAATCACAACCAATAAAGTAGTCTGCTGCATCAATAAATGATGCCCACATACGAAGGTCTGCTTCAGGCTTCATGGTGTATGTGTCTTCAGGCATCCAGAAGTTTTTCTCAGCAAACAAAACTAGGTTATACTTTGTTGCTAGTTTCTTTACCAGTTTGAGATACGTATCTGGATTAATAGAACGAGAAGACTGATCTAGTAAAACACCTTCTTGTGGTTTCTCAATAGATCTACCAAAAGGCTGAATAACAATAGTCTTCTGTTTTTGTTGTTGTTGCCTCACTTGCTGCATAAAATTAGCAGCTTGTAGTTCTTCATTCTTATTTGTTTTAAGAATAGGAGCACAAAGGTCAGAGTGATCATCAGTCTCGTTAATTAAGTAATCAAATGCTTCAGCAAGAGACTTTTCTTGTTTGTAATAACCTGGAACTCGATATGGTTCTGGAGAGACAACTCTGTCAGCATCCATAAGGAATTGCTCCATAGCTCCTTTTTGATCTGGATTAAAGACCCTATCGTGTAACTCAGGAATACCCCAGAACATGGAGTCCCAACCGTTTACAAGAATCTGGAAGTCTTTATTCTTTTTATAGTACTTGATAAGAGCAGGAATAGCTGCTATAGCCCTACCTGCCCCACCATCAATCATAAAAACAGTTTTCATAGTCTTCTTCTTTTTATTATTATCTTTACAGGGCCATTACAGCCCTGGTGAATTTTATCATACGATTAAGTAACTAGCAACACTGAATAATGTCTTCGTTCCAAAGTCTGTGGAATCTATCGTTTGGACTTTCACCGTTACCATATTTAATATAAGATTCACTGAACCTATTGCCACTTCCATCTACGTAGTATGGACGTGCTTTTAAGTTATTGTCGGAATCTATAAATCTACTAATATATCTTTTAGAAGATTCATTAGAGTCTAGGTGGCAAGCACATATTTGATCGTATATTGTTGCACAAGTTGTTGTACATCCTTTCAAACCATACCGACAGAAGTGGTGAGTACAAATCATTTTGGGGCAGAAAGTTCCATTTGCAACACCTGTGACACAGCAACAGTTAAACCAGAAACAACAATTTGATTTCATAAACTTAAATCTCATACCTCTGTGTTGACAATCTTGACCTGCATAAATAGGCCAGTAAAGTCTACACTGGTATGGGTACACCCTATTACAAGGATAGTGTCTAATATGGTGGGGGAAGGCCGAACTACTTTCCTGGCAGCAGACCAAACACTTGTGTGCTGTAGATCCAGTAGTTATTGGGAAGCAAGGATTAGTTCTTTTAGTGGGGAAGAAATACTCGTTAAGCCAGTTTGCAAAGTCAGGCTGTGATCTCCAACCTACACACTCCAGGGGTTTAGAGTAAGGTACTTTAAGAACCTGAGTAACCCCAGGAACAATTCTCATGTAGCCTGAAATACCTTCTGACTTACAACACCCACAACAACATGCCTGACATGCATAGGTGTGAGCACACCTGCAACTACAACAGCAAACATTAATTTTTTCACCAGGCATGTTACTCATAACAAGGGTAACACCACCAGTATCTGTACAACCACTGTCTATCCAATACTGTCTGGACCCATACGGAGTTACAGAGATATACTTGGTAGATTGTCTGCAGCTAGTATTATTATTAATATATAAGTCGTGTGACCCACACCTCATTTTATTGGTGACCATAGCTCTTTCAGTAATGTCTGTTGGTTCCCCAGCACCAGTACACCAGCAGCAATATATTAGAGAATCTAGCCTCTGAAGATGAGTTGTATCAGAGGGGAAGTACGTATTTACTTTTGAGATACAATTATTATGAAGGTCATAGCAGATAGCACCAACCCAGAAAATATAATCACCACCACAAGTACAGCCTTTATTGTCGTGTTTCAAAACCCTGATCATAACGATGTGATCGTTTTCTTTATTTCTGTAAGTATTCTGACTCCAACCTTGGCCTGGGGGTAGGAAACCAAGGTTTGTCATTGTATGAGTTTGTCTCCAAGGAGTATAACCATAGCAATGGAAAAACAGTGATCTTTCAGAACACCCTGTAATTGCACAAACACATTGTGCTAGGCAGCAATGACAACCGTTGCAACAAGAATTAGCAAAGTAACAAGCAGCAGGGTTGCTGGTAGCACAGCTACAGATTTTAGATGGACTCATTGCATAGATTTGAAGAAACTTCATCCACTCACAACCAGAGTGAAAATGGTCTAGGTTCATGTTTCTTTCCATCAATCCTTTACAGCAATCGAATACGGTTATAGTAGGGGCATAACAATGGAAAGCATGGAAGATAGCTTTTCTACAACAATAATGGCTCCAAGCATTCCAAGAGAAATCAATAAGAGTTCTATACTGAAACGAACAATTTTGAGCTTCACCAGAGTAGTTACATGCTGGGGCGATTGAGGCACAATTAGTTATTTTACCGTCATTTACCCATTGTGTAGGAGTATGCCATCCCGACTGATACATGCAATTAGCATGCCCAATATTATAAACATCAAAAGGTGAATTGTTTTTAGTACAACCCAAACAACACTGTGCACAGGTCCAACATAAGTCACAAGAACCATAGCTGCACTTTTGACATTGACAGACCCTATTTAAAACACCGTCATACAAATTCCACTGACAACACTTACATGTCGGATATACAGCATCTATTTTCAAGTTACACGTATCTGGGTTTATAGCATTATTTTTTACGTGATAGTGAATGCAGCAACCATTTCTTGATAGCCATGCAAGCCCACAACAACCACATCCAAGACCTTGAGCTAAAGTTCCAAAACAGAAACAGTTATTTTGATCACCATATCTAACCATAATCATAAATGGGCAACAACTTGGTTGTGATGACTTAATTTGCATACAGTCAAAAAGTCCGTTAGTTACAAAACTACAGACGTTTTTATCATACAGATCACACATGGTAGCATCACCACCACCCCATATGTCTGTTCTAGAACTCATTAGGCTACCAATACATTTAGTAAACCATTGACAGCAGCAGAAATACTCTTGTTTTATATTATGTCTAGCAAAACACCAAAAACAAGCATCCCCACAAATAGTACACTGAGGACATAAGTTCATACAATCATTTAAGGCGTAGTGACCACCTATGTGATAATTACCTGGCCAGCCAGAAATACCACCTGATCTTATTCTCCAAGCCCAGCAGCATACCTCTTCGTTACCATTTCCAAAAGTATCTGACGTAACTAGAAATGCTGCAGGACAGTCAAAGTTTTTAGAAGCTCTATCAAACATACAAAGAGGTATTCTAGCTCCTGCTATAGCACCATAAGAAGTAGACCCATGATATCTAAAGTGGTGAAATCTACCATAAGGTTGTTTATAACAACCACTACTTCCACAAATACAAGTAAAAGGTACTAGCATTTGATGGGAAGTCATACCACCATTTTTATTTACGTAAGTTTCATTCCAGTTATTGATACCTGTGCCACTAGAAAATGGATGTTGACCATAGCATATTGCATTTGAATATAAATAATTAACAATACTTCCATCATTACCATTTACAAAGTAACTACCAAAACCACCTAAGCCACCTAAGCATTGGCATACCATGCAACCTGGTTGACCACCTTTGTAGGTAATAGGGAGAGCCATGCCCCACCCATGGTTAAAAACACCACAAATACAGAAAAAACATTGAGGGGTTGGGCCAGGAACATAAAAAGAGGCCGAGGCACAGGCACTCCATCTGTATGGGTTACCACAATGGTCTCTACAAAACATTTCATTTTGAACACAACTAACACCCATAGCAGAATTTGCTGCTGAAATATCTGTACAACCATGGCATGTTTGGTTGTAGATAAAACATGTTCTATACTGTTCGTCACAGTGGTACATTGTACCAAAATGCCAAGCATCAGTATTACTAGTAGTGAGATTTTCTATTTCTAGTCCTGCTCCACCACCTACTGCATTCCAAGCAGAGCCGTCATAAGAAACAAGAGAACCTTCATCAGTATCAAAATAGATAGATCCAGTGGCAGGAGATCCTGGCCTTTGGGCTGTTGTTCCACTAGGAACATCCATACGTGTACTAGCTGTAATACAACACGAGGTAACACAACAGGCACAAACGTTCCTGCTGTTATCGACCACCGTAGTGCCATTAATCTTATATGCCATTTATATTCTCCGTCCTAAGACTATCGTGAATCAAACCCATTCGGTTCCATTGTAAGCCATTAGCTTACCTTCATCTGTGTCAAAAAATATGTGACCTGTGTTTGGTGAACTAGGTCTTTGTGCTGTTGTACCAGAAGGTGCAGTGAGGACGTTAGCTTTTACTATCGTCCCCTGTACTGAAGGTGTTCCAGATATAATGTTCTTACTGTTATCAATAACAGTTGTACCACTAACCTTTAGAGCCATTCTCTAGTTCCTCTACTTTACCTTGTAGACACTTCACAGTTTCAATGAGTGCACCTATCAAGCCATTATAGTTGACTGATTTGTAACCATCGTCATCTGTTGTGACAAGTTCTGGAAATGCTTCTTCTACTTCTTGAGCAACAACACCCATTGTGTACTTACCAGAATCTTTCCAGTTATAGTTCACACCTCTGATCTGACCGATTTTATTGTAAGCATCATCTACCGTAGTAATGTTGTCCTTGCATCTGCAGTCAGAAGTAGAGTTGAAGTCAGTGAAGCAAGCTGTTGTACCTCTGGTTGTTGTACCGCAGACAACTCCTGATTTTAAACATACTGTTGCACGATGACAACCAGTTGTATTAGCTCCATAACAATCAACTGTAAAATAAGTAGTAGTTGGTTGTAAAGAACCTGCACTGACATTTTGTTTTAGGCCGAATGTCATTGAAACAGCAGTGTTAGCATCTGTATTAACAGTAATACGTCCTGCATTACCAGGCTGGTCTGGGCACTGATTTGCATGGTTAAAGGTTAAGTTAGCATTACCACCACTATCATTGATGGTCATAGCTACAGAACCGTAACCAACACCTGTTTTAATAGGGCCAGTACCAGATGTACAAATGTTTGCAACTTTTATGTTTGCTCCACAGTAAGTAGTAGTAGCACAGAAAATTGATGACTTAACACAGTTTGCAGCACAGCCACATGTAACAAACACATAAGGAGATTTAAAACAGTTAGCAGCACAAATACATGCACCATTAAAGTTGTTAGACGTAGAACCATTCGTTGCAGCTTTACCTGACAAACATGTTGCTAGTCCATCAACGTTAGCTACTGTGTGGTTGTGACTATCGTCTGCAACTGCAGTAAGTAAGTTCACGTTACCAGAACCATCTACTGAAGCAGAGCCAGTTACATCTCCACAGATACATAGTGTTCTAGCTGTTGTCCAAGCTGCAGCAGATGTTGCTGATGTAGCATTACCTGACAAACAAGGAGAAGCTATACAAGTACTACCACATACGATAGGTGCTTTTGCACATGTACTTACATTTACACAGGGAGCAGTAAGAGCCGTAGAAGCACATACGATTGGTGCTTTAAAACAACATGTCCCAGTTACACACTGGAATGAAACGTTGTCAGATGTACCTACTGCCTGTCCGATAGCAACGTTGTTAGCATTGACTGTAACACCTGTTCCTGCTCCAACATTAAAGGTTGTACCGTCTAATGTCAAGCCGTTACCTGCACTGTAGACAGCAGTCTCAGCAATAACAGAGAACGTAATTGGTGTTGTACCAAATGTTATAACACCTGATGTGTTCATAACATAAAGTTCACCAGCACCAGTATTACCTTCTTTTACGAAGAATGCATCACCTTCCCCGAAGGAATCAGGATCAGATGCACCGTAAGTATCAGCATCTGTAGCACGAGTAAGAACCCAGTTAGTTGAAGCAGAACCAGTGTTGGTAACAGTGTAGATACCATTCTCGTAAGCATTGGTTTGGCTGTAAATAAGAACACGATCATTAGTGTTTACAGTCACACCGTCAATAACCAAGGCAGCTTGTGTGCCATTGTTAGTAAGTGTAGCACCTACACCTGCTGTACCATTGTCATAAGTAGCATTCAGGCTACCTGCACTGTCTGGAGATTCAACACGTACTGGTGTGTGGTAGTGAATACCAGCAGCAGCAATCGTGTCAACGTATTCTTTAGTTGCAAGTTGACAAGCCTGGGTTGGGTTACCTGTAACACAGACAGACCCAAAGCATACGTTGTCTGATGTACCAACAGCCTGTCCAATAGCTATTGTACCAGTTGTGTAAGTAACACCTGTACCACCTGTTAAGTGGCTGTCTACTCTAGCTGTTGTGAAGTACTGGTTAGTACCTTCTGCTAGATCATCTGTGTCATGGTTACTGATATCACTTACAGTACCAGTAACATCACCACTAACGTTACCTGTCAGTGTACCATATAGATTAGAAACACAGACTGCACCTGTACCGTAGATGCAGTTCGTACCAGCATTAAGATTACCACCTAAAGCAGGAGAAGAATCACCTGCAACACATGTAAGAGCATCACCTAGTGTAAATGCTGCAGATGACCATGCAGAACCATCATAGACTTTCAGAGCATTGTCTGTAGTATTCCAGTACAATGCACCAGTAATAAGTCCATCACCATCGTTGTCTACTGATGGGTCTGAAGTCTTATCACCAAGGTATCTGTCATCAAAGTCATCATAAGAATCGGCTGCAGCACTAGCAGATAAAGCAGCAGCATCTTTAGATGAACAGGCTGCAGTTTCAGAGGATGCAGCAGCAACTGCACTAGCAGCAGCACAAGTAGCTGAAGTGGCTGCATCTGTAGCAGAACTTAGAATAGAGTCAACGTAACATTTATTAGTGAGGTCACATGCATTTGTGGGCGTGTAGCAAGAAATGATAGGACAAGTAGTTTCTACATTTCCTGTGAATGTACCACCTGACAAAGGCATTGCTGTTGCTACACAAGCATCTGTGTAAGCCTTAGTGCTTGCATCTTGTGCTAAGGTAGGATCACCTAGTCCTGTGATCTTTGATGTGCCCATAGCAATAGCACCCGACATGGTTCCACCAGTCAGGTTTAGCTTTAGAGCATCTTGTGTATCAACGTAACCCTTACGAGTTAGTGTATCATCTGTAGTAGGTGTAGATGTAGATGTAGCCTTGTTAGCACCAAGGGTAATATCCCCTGTCATAGTGCCACCAGCAGTGTCTAGTTTAGTACCTAAACAAGTTGTAACAGATGTATAGAATGCAGCATCGTCATTGATAGCTGCAGCTAGTTCATTAAGAGTATCAAGGGCACCAGGTGCACCACCAATCAGGTCTGTAATCTGTTGGTCAACGTACCCTTTTGTGCTTGCATCAGAATCGGCAGTCGGAGTTGCAAGAGAAGTAATCTTAGCAGAACCTAGATCAATACCTGCTGTGCCAGACATATTGATATCACAGAAGCAAGAAGTACCTACTGAGGTTACATCACCAGTTAGATCACCTATTACGTTCCCTGTGACTGCACCTGATACATCACCTGTGACGTCCCCAACAAAACAAGTATTAGCTGTGATGGTTGTCCCAGTTACAGCATCAGGTGTGGTAGCACCGACTACACCATCAAAGTTTCCTGTGTGACAACCTGCAGCATTACCAGATAAGTTACCTGTAACATTTCCTGAAACAGCACCAGTGATATCACCTACGAAACAAGTGTTAGCTGTGACTGTTGTACCTGTTATAGGACATGCTGTAGTCCCACCAATAGTAGCACCGTCAATAGTACCGCCATTGATATCGACTGAAGCAAAAGTACCCTGTCCTGTCGTACTAACTGTAGTAAAGCTACCAGCAGCAGTACAAGTAGCACCGATAACAGTGCCATCAATATTACCTGCATTAATATCTACTGTGCTAAGGGTTGATGTTCCTGTGGCTTTTAGGTCAGGTGCACACACTGTATCAGAGAATGTAGAAACACCTGTAACCCCAAGAGTACCAGAAAGTGTTGTGTTACCTGTTACACCAAATGTTCCACCAACAGTAGCATTACCTGTTGTGTCCATTGTGGTAAAGTCGGCAGGAGCAGCATCATTTGCACCGATAGTAACTCCATCAATACTACCACCATCAATGTCTGCTGTGTCAGCTACAAGGCTGTCAATGTTTGCTGTGCCAGTAATGTAGGCATCATTCCACTCACTACCTGTAGCACCTAGATCATATGTTGCATCTGCAGAAGGAATAAGGTCTGAGGCAACATCAGCATTTACTGTAACAGTATCACTATCGTCACTACCAAGAGTAGTATTCCCATCAACGGTAAGGTTACCCGTAATAGTAGCATTTTCATGCACCGCCAGAGTGTCGATATAACCCACACCATCAATGTAAAGATCTTTGAACTCAGCAGCCGCAGAACCCAAATCAATATCTTCATCAGTGACAGGAACAATAGCTCCATCTTGTATCCTTATCTGTTCTACTGCTGCATTACCAACATTAGTAAAGAAATTAATTCTGTTGTTAGCTGTATCGACAACAACTTTACTATACTGGTTAGTGTCTGAAATTAGAGGAACGAGGCCACCTTCTGCTGAAGTGCCATCGTGTCTGTGTCCAGTGCTTGCATTAAATGCTGCTACAACCTGTTCAAACTCATTGTGTACTGGTTCAGCTTTAATAACCTGACCAGAAACAATATCAGCAGCACTCTGTCTTGTATAACCTGCCATTTATAATCTATCCCCCACTCCAAACGTCACAACAATGCCTTGGACACTGTGTGCAGCATTCGTGTCATTTGTAACATATCTAAAAGAAACTGATTTACCCGAACCTGAAACATTTACTCTTTGAACAGGAGAGGGGTTACCACTCCATATTGT